CAGGACAGCGCCGTCGCTACCGGGATCGACCAGCTGACCGCGGCCTACATCCCCAACATCCGCCCGAACCGGGCCTGGGGGCACCTGCCGGCGTGCGCACCGTTCGGCCGCTCCGACCTCGCCTCGACCGAGGGGCTGATGGACGCGCTCGACGAGACCTACACCTCGTGGATGCGTGACCTCCGACTCGCGAAGGCCAGGATCATCGTGCCGGAGGCGTTCCTGCAGGACCGCGGTCCCGGCCGGGGCGCGCAGTTCGACACGGACCGCGAGGCGTACGAGGCGATCAACATGATCCCCGCGACGGACGGCAGCACGCAGTTGACGTTGCAGCAGTTCGCGATCCGGCACGCCGAGCACGAGGCGACCGCGCTCAACCTGGTCGGCCGGATCGTCACCACCGCCGGATACAGCCAGCAAACTTTCGGGCTCACCGGCGACGTCGCGGCCACGGCGACTGAGGTGACCGCCCGGGAGCGGAAGTCGCTCATCACCCGCGACAAGAAGATCAAGTACATCCGGCCGCGGCTCGCCGAAATCCTGCAGGCGCTGCTCAAGGTCGCCAACGCCCAGGGCTTCAAGTGGAAGGTCGACCCGAGCAAGCCGCTCACGGTCAACTTCCCCGACGCCGTCCAGCAGGACCCCGCCAGTCTCGCGCAGACCCTCGCCCTGCTGGAGACCGCCCGCGCCGCCTCGACCAAGACGAAGGTGCAGCTGCTGCACCCGGAGTGGGAAGAGTCCGAGGTGGACAAGGAGGTCGCGGCGATCCTCAAGGAGGCCGGGCCCGCGCAGGTCCAGAACCCCGACACCTTCACCGGCGACCCGGGCGAACCGCCGGCCGACAAGACCAGCGGCAAGGAGTCCGACGCGTGAGGTTCTTCTACGACACCGAGTTCCTCGAGGACGGCAAGACGATCGAGCTGATCTCGATCGGCATCGTCGCCGAGGACGGCCGCGAGTACTACGCGGTCAACCGCGACGCCCCGTGGAAGCGGATCGCGAAGCACAGCTGGCTGATGGACAACGTCGTGCCCACGCTCCCGCGCCTCCACGGTGACGAACGGCTTCACCGGTGGATCCTCAGCCGCGCCGGCCGCCGCCAGAACCCGTGCATGCTCGACTTCGCGCACCCGCACATGCGCGACCGCGAGCGGATCGCCCGCGAGGTCGTCGAGTTCATCCAGCCGCAGAAGGGCAAGAACACCGACCTGTGGGTGTACTTCGGAGCGTACGACCACGTCGTGCTCTGCCAGCTGTTCGGCACCATGATCCAGCTCCCCGAGGGCATGCCGATGTTCACCCACGAGCTCATGCAGCTCTGGGAGAACGCCGGGCGGCCGGACAAGCCGGAGCAGGCCGACGGCGCGCACAACGCGCTGCACGACGCCCGCTGGAACGCCGCGCTCTACCGGACCTGCAGCTGACCCATGCCGGTCGACCGGACGCTCGGCGCGGACATCGCCGGGACGATCGCCGAGCTGTACCACGGGCTCGAGGTCCAGCTGGCCGACCAGATCTCCCGCCAGCTGCGCGCCGGCATCGAAGAACCTCCGGGCGCCGAGGCCCAGCTGGCCGCGCTCGGGATCCTGTCCCGCGGCGCGCGCAGCCTGCTGAACAAGATCCAGGCCGACCTGACCGGCACCGTCGAGCAGGCCATCGTGCTCGCCTACCACCGCGGCGGTGAGGCCGCGATCGCCGAGCTGGCCAAGCGGTCCGGCATGTCCGACGACATGCTGGCCGACCTGCGCAAGCAGCTGCCGCAGCTGGGCGCGATCCAACGCATGGTGTACGCGCTCACCAGCAAGCTGCTGGGCACGCACGTGCGGATCCTCCGGTGGGAGCAGGACGCCTACCGCGAGGTCATGGCGAAGATGATCCTCACCGGCACCCTCACCGGCCGGGAAACCCGCCTCCGCACCGCCCAGCGCGCCTGGGAAGAACTCTTGAGCCGCGGCATCACCGGGTTCGTCGACAAGGCCAACCGCCGCTGGGAGCTCGCCTCCTACGTCGAGATGGCCACCCGCACCGGCACGGCGCAGGCCGCGGTGCAGGGCAACCTCGACCGGCTCGCCGCCGCCGGCATCAACCTGGTGGTCGTCTCCGACGCCCCGCAGGAGTGCAAGCGGTGCCGGCCATGGGAAGGCAAGGTCCTCGCCCGCACCGGCCCGGGCGCGCGCGACGTCCGCGTGCAGCACGGCACCCAGGACCGCACCGTCACCGTCCACGTCGCCGGGTCGGTCCTCGAAGCCGTCGAGGCCGGGCTGATGCACCCGAACTGCCGGCACAGTCTTTCCGCGTACCTGCCCGGCGTCACCCGGCTCCCCACCGACACCGCCGACCCGGACGGCGACCTCGCCCGGCAGAAGCTCCGCGCCCTCGAGCGGAAGGTCCGCAAGGACAAGCTGCAGGCCGCGGCCGCGCTCGACCCGGCCGCCCGCCGGGCGTTCGAGGCGAAGGTCCGCGCCACGCAGGCCGAGATCCGCGAGCACCTGAAGACCGCACCCACCCAGCTGTTCCGCCAGCCCCACCGCGAGCGGATCGGCACGGCCCGCTGAGCATCACCCGGAACGAGGGGACATGAGCAACTTCCTCAAGCTGCCTCGTGCTGCGCAGAAAGCCGCGTTCGCGCACATGGGAGACCGCAAGCACGACCGGGGCCGAATTTCCGGATTCGTCGGCATGCTGCCCGACAAAGCAGCACCGGACGGCGGGGGCGAGTTCTCCGGCAAGCTCCGCGGCCAACCGAAGCGGCGACTCGGCTCGGGGGCTCGGCACCAGCAGCTCACGACCAAGCGCAAGGCGCAGGTCACCGAGCCACCAGCCGAACACCAGAGCCCCGCCCAAAAGCGGATCGACGACCTTCGCGCCGCCTTCGAGAAGGGCCACACCAAGGGCGACTACCTCAACGGCGGCGCATCGGCGGACTGGGTGAAGAAGATCGAGCTGTCGGACGGCCGGACGGCAGTCCACAAACGCCAGAGCGCCGAAGAGACCCGCCGCGAGTACCTCGCCGGCCGAGTGGCGAACGCGATCGGGATCGAAGACATCACCGTCGCACAGACCGGCGACCGGGAAGTCGTGATGAACTTCGTCGACGGCGCCCCGGGCGCCATGAAGCTGCGCGACTCCACCCGCGGGGTGTTTGGCGACGCCAAGAAGCGCGCGGCCGTCAAGGCCGAGCAGAAGCAGCAACTGCGGCTGCGAAACGGGCGCGAGATCGGGATGCTCGACTGGCTCACCAGCAACGACGACAGGCACGCCCTGAACTGGATGGTCTCGTCGGACGGCAAGTCGGTGATACCGATCGATCACGGCCGCGCCCAGTTCGACGCTCCGCTGCTCGGAGGCAAGCAGCACATGGTGCCCAACTCGCCGTTCATCGCCGAGTGGATCCGCCCGGAGATGGACCGCAGCGTCTTCGTCTCAGCCGATCCTCAGTGGACACCGGCGGAGCTCGCGAAGATCCGGGCTGATCTCGAAGGCCTCAAACCCGAGTTCAAGGGTGGCCGGGAGAGCAAGTGGTTCGACGCAATGATGACCCGCTTCGCCCTGCTGGAGGCAGCGTGACGACCGTCGAATTCTCCGACACGGATGGCAATCCGGTGGGCACGGTCACCGTGACCGAGATGGGCGAGCTGCGTGCTGACCCGTGGCTGGAGTCGGTCGCCGCCTCCTGGCGTGCACAGGGCCGCAGCGGCGCGGAGTTCGCGCAGCACTACGACGGCTGGTCGAACGGCCAGGTGATCGGCCGTATCCGAGGTGAGGAGAACTCCGTGGCCACCACATCGAAGCTGGGCAGCGGTGCCCGGTTCAAGAAGCTCGTCGCCCAGGTGGCGGCGGCGAAAGGCGCCAAGGCCGACGCGCCGCCCGCGCGCCGGTCGGGCGCCCGCAAGTTCGGGCGACTCGCCGCGAAAAAGCAGCAGTCCGAGTAGACCGTCCAGGAAGGACGTAGCATCATGAGCGACACGTCGCAGGGGTCAGGCACCCCGGCCGACGCGGGGACCGGTGGCCAGGCGCCGCAGGGGACCCAGCAGCCGCCCGCAACACCGCCCGCACAGCAGGCGACCGGCCAGGCGCCGGACACCCAGCAGCAGGGCACCTCGAGCATGACGCTCGAGCAAGCGCAGAAGATCATCGAGGACCTCCGCAAGGAGAACGCCGGCCACCGCACGGCGAAGCAGACCGCGGCACAGCAGGCCCAGGCGGCCGAACAGCAGCGCGACGCGATCCTCAAGGCACTCGGCCTCACCTCCGACGGCAAGGACGCACCGCCTGACCCGGAAGCCCTGGCGGCCCAGGTCACGGAGCAGCAGGCCGTCGCGTGGGAGACCGCGGCCGAGAACGCGATCCTCCGGGTCGCAGGCCCGGCCGGCGCCAACGCCGACGCTCTGCTCGACTCGACGTCCTTCATCGAAAGCGTCGTCAGCGAGGACTTCATCGGACTCAACCCGAGGTCCGCGGAGTTCCGCACGAAGCTGCAGGCCCACATCACCGTGTGGCTGGACAAGCACCCCCAGCACAAGGCCGCAGGCGCCGCCTCGACGGCGACGCGGTCCGGCGGTGACCACCCGGGCGGCACCGGCACCCCGACCACCCGACCCACCTCGCTTTCCGCAGCCGTCAAGAAGTCGCTCGGCGGCTGACGGCCCCCTGATCAAGGAGCAGACCCATGCCGATCACCCTCGCGCAGGCGCAGGTGAACACCCAGGCCGACGTCGACTACAGCGTGATCGACAACCTGCGCCGCTACAGCTGGCTGATGGACCAGATCGTGTTCGACGACACGGTCACCCCGGGCACCGGCGGCGGCACGCTCACGTACGGCTACACCCGTCTCGTGACCGCGGCCCCGGCCGGCTTCCGCGCCATCAACACCGAGTACACGCCCGGCCAGGCAACCCGCGCCCGGTCCACCGTGGACCTCAAGCAGCTCGGTGGCGCCTTCTCGATCGACCGCGTGATCGCCAAGCTGGGCGCCGCGGCGACCAACGAGGTCACGTTCCAGATGCAGCAGCTGCTGACCTCGATCCGCACGCGGTTCCAGCAGGAGCTGATCCTCGGCGACACCGCGGTCGACGGCAACGGCTTCGACGGTCTGTCGAAGATCCTGACCGGCACCAGCACGGAGAAGACCGCGGTCGTCGCCGACTGGACCGCCGCGACCGTGATCACGCAGGCGCTCGCCATGGCCCGCCTCGACGAGGTCGACGAGTGGCTGTCCTCGATCGTGCCCTCGCACACCGGCGGCGGCGACCAGGGCACGCCCGGCGCGCTCCCGGCCGGCGTCAAGGCGATCCTCGGCAACACCAAGAGCATCACCCGGTTCAAGGCCCTGGCCCGCTGGGCTGCGCTCTACACCGTCGAGCAGGACTCCCTCGGCCGGAAGATCGAGCGCTACGGCGACTGGGTCCTGGTCGACCTCGGTGACCGCGCCGACGGCGCCTCGCCGATCATCCCGGTCTCCTCGAGCTCGACCGACCTGTACGCGGTCACGTTCGGTCTGGACTCGGTGCACGGCGCTTCGCCGGCCAACACGCAGCTGGTGCAGACCTGGATGCCCGACTTCAGCACGGCGGGCGCGGTCAAGAGCGGCGAGATCGAGATGGGCCCGGTCGCCCTCATCGTCAAGAACACCAAGGCCGCCGGCGTGCTACGCGGCATCGACGTGGTCTGACAGGAGCTGACGATCATGACCAAGTACCTCATCAGCACGCCGCAGGCCGGGTTCACCGGCATCTCGGTCGGCGTGAACTTCACCAACGGCCAGGCCGAGGTCGACTCCGAGACCCAGGCGGCCGCCCTGCGGTACTTCCGCGCCCAGGGCTACGGCGTCGAAGAGGCCGCAGCCGAGGCGGCCGGGGCCGAGCCGTCCGCCCCGGTGCCGACGTTCGCCGACGACCCGGCCATCGCGCCCGCGGGCAACGCGTCCGAGGCCGACTGGCGGGCCCACTGCCTCGCCATCGGCGCGACCGAGGACCAGGTGAAGGACCTCAAGCGCGACCAGCTCAAGGAGCTGGCCGCCAAGATCACGAAGGAGCAGACCGCATGAGCCAGCTCGGCGGCTACACCCGCAACGTGCGCGACGCCCTCGCGTACCTGAACCTGTCCGAGCCGGCCAGCCCGGACACCTTCTGCCGACGCAACCTCCCGCGCGTGGGCCTGTACGACTCGGCCAGCGACACCGGCCAGGTCGCGCTCGCCACCGGCGTGATGACGTCGGTGCCGGTGTTCCTGCAGGCCGGGGACGTCATCACGAACCTGTCGTTCCGGTCCGGCGCGACCGCGGCCGGCACGCCGACGAACTACTGGTTCGCGCTCTACAGCGACGCCTCCACCCCGGCGCTGCTGGCCCAGACCGCGGACCAGACGTCGACGGCGTGGGCGGCCAACACCACGAAGACCCTGGCCCTCTCGGCGCCGTACACGGTGCCGAAGACCGGGATCTACTGGGCCGCGATCATGGTCACCGCGACCACCCCGCCGACCCTGCTCGGTGCCTGCGCGGCCCCGGCGATCGTCACCGGCGAGCGGAACCTCTCGCAGTCCTCCGGCTCCGCCCTCACCGCCACGGCGCCGGCCACGATCGCCACCCCGACGGCGAAGACGTTCGTCCCGTACGTCGTCATCACCTGATCCGCGCGGGCCCGGCCGGGAGACCGGGCCCGCGCACCCCCCTTGGAGGAGGTGAACACCCCCGATGGCCCTCGTCTACGCCACCCTCGGCGACCTCGCCGGGAACAAGCCCGAAGACGTCACGCTGTCCGACAGCAACGCCGAGCTGACGCGGCTGCTCGCCTCGGCGTCGAGGGAAATCAGGCGTGCCACCAAGACCGCGATCTACGACGTCGACACCGACGGCTACCCCAGCAACACCGACGTGCGGGAGGCGTTCCGGCTGGCCACCTGCGCCCAGGTGTACTGGTGGGCCGAGACCGGCGACGAGCAGGGCGTCGAGGGGCAGTACACCTCGGTCAGCATCGGGTCGGTGTCGCTGTCCCGCGGCGGCGGTGCTGGCGGCGGGGCGTCGGCCGGGCAGCAGCGGCTCGCGCCGGCCGCGGACACCATCCTCCGCGACGCCGGCGTGCTCGCCGGGGCCGTCGTGGGCTCCTACCCGTGGGAGGGCTGGTGGTGAAGCTCCCGAGGTGGCTGCTGCAGCACACCGCCAGCATCGAGCCGTTCGCGGGCGCGGGCGCCAACGGGCCCGTGTACGACACGGCGACGGTGGTGAAGTGCTTCCGGGAGGACAAGCGGCGCCTCGTCCGGGCGCCGAACGGCGAGCAGGTCGTCTCCGAGACGACGCTGTACTGCCTGCCGGGCACCGTGGCGCCGCCGCAGTCCCGTGTGGACCTCGGCACCCGGGTAGCCACCGTCATCACCGTCGCCGACCGCGACGGCGGCCGGCTCCCCGTTCCCTCGCACGTGGAGGTGAGCTGCACGTGAGCCTCACCTGGGATCTCGACTGGCACGGCGAGAAGGTCGGCTTCATCGTCGAGGAGAGCGCGTTCAAGGGGCTGCAGCAGGGCGCCGAGCACCTCCTGCAGGTCTCGCGCACACGGGTGCCGCTCGAGGAAGGCACCCTCGAACGCAGCGGGGTCGCGTCGGCCGACCGCTCGTCGCTCACCGCCGCGGTGTCCTACGACACCGTGTACGCCTGCCGCCAGCACGAGGAACTCACCTGGCGGCACGCTCCCGGCCGCACGGCGAAGTACCTCGAGGGCCCGGCGAACGAAGAGCACGAGACCATCGGGGAGATCATCGCCGCGGCGATCCGTCGAAGGATCGGCACGTGAGCTTCACCGGCGACCTCCTCAACGGCCTGGCGCAAGTGCTCGCCGACGGCGGTGCCGGCACCTACCGGCCCGCCGGTGCCTACGCCGCGAGCGAGACCGCGATCGTGTTCGGCGCGATGCCCCAGACCCCCGACCGGGCGATCGTGCTCGCCACCTACACGGTCACCGACGACGCGTCCCTTTCGGACTCGGTGATCGGGGTGCAGGTCCGCTGCCGCGGTGGCGCCAACCCGCACGACGTCGACGACGTCGCCGGGGCGGTGTTCGACCAGCTGCACGGCCGCACCGCCTACGAGGCGGGGACGGTCCACGTCGTGCAGTCCCTGCACCAGTCTGGCGCCCCGCTCGGCCGCGACGAGAACAACCGGTGGGAGCGCTCGGAGAACTACTACCTGACCGTCCACCGGCCCTCAGCCCACCGCACCTAGGAGAAGCGATCATGCCCGTTCCCACCCGCACCCCGCTGGGCGCATCGACCACGATGCGGCAGTGGTACCTCGACGTCGACACCGCCAGCTCCACGACCACACCGACGTGGGTGCCCGTGATGGGCATGATGGAGTTCAAGCCCGCGCTGGAGCCCACGAAGCAGGACGACTCCGACTTCGACAGCAAGGGTTTCCAGTCGAAGACCAAGACCGCCGAGGCGTGGTCGGTCGAAGCGAAGATCGCCCGCAAGGTCACCGTCGCGGACGGCACCGTCTACGACGTCGGGCAGGAGTTCCTGCGCACCAAGTCGTTCGGGCAGATGGGCCCGGCCAACTCGGTGCACATCCGGTACTACGAGATGCAGGACAACGGGCCGCGCGTCGAGGCCTACGAGGGGTGGGGCTCGGTCTCTTGGTCGCCCGACGGCGGCAAGATGGAAGACCTCAACCTGGTCTCCGTCACCCTCGACGGGCAGGGCCAGCTCCTCCAGATCACGCACCCGAACACCGGCGCCGTGATCCCGGTCATCACCCTGCTCACCCCGGCGACGGGTCTGGCCGCAGGCGGGTCGCTGTGCCGGATCAAGGGCACCAACTTCACCGGCACGACCGGCGCCACCGGCGTGAAGTTCGGCACCACCAACGCCACCGCCTACGACGTCGTCTCCGACGGCCTGATCGAGGCCATCGTCCCGGCGCACACCGCGGGCGTGGTCGACGTCGTCGTCACCAACGGCGCCGGCGCCGCGGCCGCGACCGCCCTCACCAAGTTCACCTACTCGTAAGGCGGGACGATGGCTGTCAAGGATCTGTCGTCCTTTCTGGACGACGACGCGCTCGAATTCCCGATCGGCGGCAAGACCTACCGGGTCGAGTCGCCGGACGCGAAGACGGGCCTGTTCCTCTCGTCGCTGGCGAACATCGGCGTCAACGCCGCCGGCGGCGGGCAGGTGTCGGAAGCCGATCTCGAGAAGCTCGACCTCGACGACGTCGAGGAGCGCGACTTCATGAAGATGGTGCTCGGCGACACGCTCGACGAGCTGATCTTTGACGGCGTGAGCTGGGTGAAGATCCAGAAGCTGTCGCGGTACTGCTTCATCGCGTTCGCCATCGGCGTCGAGGCCGCTGACGACGCCCAGGCCAGCGGGACGCTGTCGGGGGAAGCCCCAGCCCCGAACCGCGCGGCACGCCGCGCGGGGTCACGGGGCGCGGCGACTACGACGAAGCGTCGGGCCTCTACCGCTGGTACGACGTCGACGAAACCGCCCGCGCGCAAGCCGAGGGCAAAAGCCTGACCTGGCGCGAGCTGCTGAGCGAGTGGCAGCTGGTGGAAGCCGACCTGCACGAGACCTACGGCCTCGACGTCGGCGACCACCAGCTGCTCGCCGCCCGCTCGTGGCGGTGGCTGCGCGTCCGGATCCTCGGCCTGCTGGCCAGCGACACCCGCATCACCCGCAAGTTCGCACCCCAGGAGGAGGTGGCCCGTGGCGCTCAACATCGGTGAACTGGTCGGCTACCTCAAGCTGGACCGGAAGCAGTGGAACGCCGGCATCCTGGCCGCCCGGGCGCAGCTGAAGCGGCTCGGCGCGGGCAACAAGGACCTCAACGAGGTCGAGCGCGCCGTCGGCAAGGTCGCCAAGGGCTTCGTCACCCTGGCGACGCGGATCGCCGCAGTCGGCGCGGGCGCGAACGTCATGGTGTCGGTGGTCGGGTTGCTCACCGCGATGTCCGGCGCGCTCGGGCTGGCCGTCGCTGCCGGGTTCGCGGCCGCCGGGGTGATGGCCGCGGTCAAACTCGGGGCGGACGGGGCGAAGAAGGCTTTCGAGGGGCTCAATCCGACGCTGGACCGGCTGAAGGCGAACGTCTCGAAGTCCTTCGAGTCGGCGCTGATCCCCGCGGTGAACAACCTCAAGGGCCTGCTGCCGAAGCTCCAAGGTGGACTGCAGCAGATCGCGACCGCGGTCGGCGGGGTCGCGACCAAGGTCACCGCGATGCTGAACTCCGGCGCGCAGTCGGCTCAGCTGCAGTCGATCCTCTCGCTCACCGCACGGCTGGTGCAGAACGTCGGCAAGGCCGCGGCGCCGGTGATCGCCGCGTTCATCCGGATCGGCGCGGTCGCGATGCCGATCCTGCTGCAGCTCACCAGCGGGATCGGTGGGGCGGCGGAGCGGTTCAACGCCTGGGTCCAGCGGATGGCCGACACCGGCAACATCACCCAGTGGATCCAGACCGCCATCGACGCGATCAAGGGCTTCGCGACGGTCCTCGACAACATCATCGGGATCTTCGCCGACGTCTTCGGTGCGCTGCAGGACGCTGGTGTCGGACTCGGCGGCACCATCGGTGTCGTAGTCGCCTCGATCCGGGACTTCCTCGAGACGGCGCAAGGCCACGACGTCCTGGTCGCCCTGGCCGACGCGATCGCGCAGGTGTCCGCGCTGGTGGGTCAGGTGCTCACTGCGGCGCTGCAGGCGGTCGCGCCGCTGCTCCCCCCACTGCTGGATGCCTTCACCCAGCTCGCCACGCAGGCGGTGCCGCTGCTCGTCGGCGCGGTCTCCTTCCTGGCGCCGGTGCTTCTCAACATCGCGACGTTCATCCAGCAGAACATCGACTGGATCGGGCCGCTCGCGATCGCGCTCGGCGTGTGGACCGCGGCGCAGTGGGCGCTGAATGTCGCCCTCGACGCCAACCCGATCGGGCTGATCATCATCGCGATCGGTGCGCTGATCGCGATCGTCGCGACGATCATCACCTACTGGGAGCCGATCTCGGGGTTCTTCGCCGACCTGTGGAACACGGTGTGGAAGTGGACGTCGGACCGGATCACCGACATCGTCGACTTCATCGTCAACGTCTGGAACTCGGTCGTCGACTGGTTCAAGGGCCTCGGCTCCAAGATCAGCTCCGCGTTCTCCGCTGTGATCGACTGGTTCGCGTCCCTGCCCGGCAAGATCAGCTCGTTCATCGCCAGCCTGCCCGGCATCCTGTGGAACGCCTTCACCTCCGCGTTCCGGTTCGCACTCAACGCCGTCATCCAGGGCATCGAATGGGTAATCGCCGAGATCATCGCGCTGCCGATCCAGATCGCCTACGGGCTCTTCCAGCTCGGCAGCCTGCTGTGGGATCTGATGGTCTCGGCGTGGAACTTCGCCCTCAACGCGGTCAATACGGGCGTGAACGCCGTGGTCGACTTCGTCCTGCAGCTGCCCGGCCGCGTCATCGACGGGCTGATGGTGCTCGGGTCGCTGCTGATCGGGCTGTTCACGAACGCCTGGAACTGGGCGCTCACCACGACAACCAACCTGATCTTCAACATCATCGACTTCGTGCGGACCCTGCCGCAGCGGATCATCGCCGGACTCTCCGCCCTCGGGCAGATGCTGTCCAACACCGCCAGCTCCGCGTGGAACTGGTTCATCAGCACCATGCGCAGCACCGCCGAAGGGATCTGGAGCTTCGTTCGCTCGATCCCTGGCCGGATCATCGACGGCCTCGGCGACCTCGGCGGGATGCTGTGGCAGGCAGGGAAGAACATCATCGACGGCTTCGTCCGGGGCATCAAGGCCGCGGCCGGCGCCGTGTACGACGTGGTGGACGGGATCCTCGGCAAGGTTCGCAACCTGCTGCCGTTCTCGCCCGCGAAGGAAGGGCCTTTCTCCGGTAAGGGCTGGGTCCTCTACTCCGGCATGTCGATCCCGCAGGCCCTCGCCGAAGGCATCCGCCGCACCGGCGGCCAAGCCGTCCAAGCTGCCAACGACGTCGTCACCCGCGTGCAGAAGGCGTTCGCGGGCGCCACCGCCGGGACGATCGCCTCGAACACCGGCGGCATGGCCGCAGCCGCACGAGAGATCCTCAACCGCATCAACAGCGGCGGTGACCTCTTCGAGGACTTCTCCTACCGCGGCAACAGCGACAACGTCCGCCGCTACAACGACGAACTCGCCACCAGCTTCTACCAGAACGGTGGCCAGCTCGACGCCACCCAGATCACCGCGTTCCTGCAGAGGGTCATCGACCAGCAGCAGCGGGCCACTGTGCAGATCGAGAACTACCACCCGCCGGCCGACGCGTCTCCGCAGGAAGTCGCCACCGATCTCGACTGGCTCTCGCGGACGGGGGGCTGATGGCCGGCGAGCTCATCACCAAGGACGGCCAGGTCGAGTGGCGCGGACTGCTGCTCGGCGCCGGCACCTCCTACCGGTACACCGACCTCGAAGGCTGGCTCGACCTGCCCGAGACCCGCGACGGGGACATCGACTTCGACAACTACCACGGCTCCCAGCCCGGGCAGCTGCTCGTCGGCCGCCGGACGGTGACGCTGTCGTTCACCATGTCGCTGTCCACCGCGGACTTTGCCACCGCTCAGCGCGCTCTCCGGGCGGCCACCGCGCCGTCCGATAACCCCGTCGAAGAGCCGCTGGTGGTGCAGTGGGACGGCGTCAAGGCGATGGTCAACGCCCGCGTGATCCGCCGCAACATCCCGTCGCCGCGCAGCAACGGAATGGGCTACAGCCAGGGCGCCATCCAGTGGCGCGCCACCAACCCCCGCCAGCTGCACCTCCCGCAGATCGTCGCCGGGCCCGTCAGCCCGCCCGTGGCCGGCACCGGTGGCCTGATCTACCCGCTCGTCTACCCGCTGGTGTACGGGTCGGCCCCGTCCGGCGGCGAGCTCCTGCTCACCAACTCCGGCAACGCCGCCGCGCAGCCGGTCTTCCGCCTCACCGGCCCGTCCACCGGGCCCGTCATCACCAACGCGGATACCGGCGCCCAGCTGGCGTTCGACCCGGCCTACGCGCTGCCCTCAGGGAAGAAGCTGCTGCTGTCCTACGAGGACCGCAGCGTGCTGCTCGATGACGGCGTCTCCCGCTCGAACCAGCTGGACACCCGCGGCTGGTTCACCCTGCCCGTCGGTACCACCCGAATCCGGTTCACCAGCGCAGACGGGCAAGGCCAGCTCGAAGCGCTCTACTACTCGACGTCGATGTGAGGACTTCCCATGGCTGAACGTCATTCCTCCGCTGTGCAGCAGGTCTCCGGCGTCGGACAGCAGACCGTTGAGGACGTCCGGCTCACGCAGAGTGCGATGTGGACGCCGACCGGACTGATCACCTCGCGGTCGGGCTTTGTCCCCTCCGGCACTGCGACCGCACCCGGCAGCGTGCTCGCGACCACGCCCACGCCGAATGGATTCGTCCACGTCCAGCCGTTCCGGGAGGTGCTTCAGTCCGGCCGCGGCGGCGGCGTCTACGTCCGATGCCTGGATGCGATCAAGGACATCAACATCCTCAGCACGAGCGCGGACCCGTCGAACGCCCGCCGCGACCTGATCATCGCTCAGCAGAGCGACGCCTACTTCAGCGACGCGAACAGCGACATGGTGGTGAAGCAGGTCGTCGGCACGCCGTCAGGCTCCCCGGTGGACCCGACCGTGACCGGCAGCGCCGACTACCTCCTGCTCGCGCGCGTGACCGTGCCCGCGGGCGCGACCAGCATCACGCAGGGCAACATCACCCAGCTGGCCACCCAGCTCACCGTCGCCACCGGTGGCGTCCTCCCCGTGGCCGACGCCACCGAACGCGCTGCGATCGCCAACCCCTACGACGGGATGATGATCTTCCGTCGGGACAAGGGCTGGGTCGAAATCTACTACTCGGGCGCCTGGCGCGTCGGCCAGCCGGGGGCCTCTGGCTGCCGATACACCAACCCGAGCACGAACCAGAACTTCCTTTCTGGACAGCTGAACAAGTTCTCGTACCCGACGGCGGTCAAGACCACGCCGGGCATCGTGGCCAGCGGCACCAACAACACCGACTTCACGGTGCAGACCGGCTGGGATGGCTGGTGGATGATCGACGCTGGCGGACGGCTCGGCAACACATCGGTCAGCGCCTACTTCACGATTCGCAAAGGGACCACTGAGATCAAGGGGCATAACCCCCAAGCGGCTCAGACATTCCACGTGGCCAGCGTTTCGGTGCTGACCTACCTCGCCGCGGGCGACTCGATCAACTTCGCGTGCGGACCCAGCTCCAATATCACCACCGCGCCCGCGGACGAGGTCCAGTCGTTCGCCATGAAGTATCACGGACAGTGACGTATGGCAGTCCCGGTCTACACCTACGTGATCGCCGATCTGGCGACCAACCGGATACTCGAAGAGATCCGGCTCACAGGCGTGTCGTTCAACAAGCCGCTCAACGACTGCGGCACCTTCAACGGCACCTGGAAGCTCGGCGCGAAGACGGCGCACCTGGACCCGTACGACCTGTCGATGCCGTGCCGCCGCGTGATCTACGCGTTCCGGGACGACCGGCCGATGTGGGGCGGGATCATCTGGACCCGCAAGTACGACAGCGCCACCCAGACCCTCGCCCTCGGCGCCGCCGAGTGGTGGTCCTACTTCGACCACCGCAAGGTGTTGCCGCTGATTCCCGGCAGCCCGGACCTCACCACCGTCGCCGGCCTGTCGGTGACCTACACCAACGCCGACCAGAACAACATCGCCCGCGCCCTCGTCGCGCTCGCCCAGACCCACACCGGCGGGAACATCCTCGTCGTGCCGGCCGACACCGAGCTGTCGGACATCAACCGGGACCGCACCTACAACGGCTGGGACCTCACCGACGTCGGCCACGCCCTGGAGAACCTCTCCAACGTCATCGACGGCCCCGACCTCGTCTTCGACGTCTCCCCCGGCACGACCGCGCCGCAGCGGGTGCTGCGCGTCGGCACGCCGTGGCTGGGCCAGCAGGGCTCCGCGTGGCGGTGGGAAAACGGCGGCAACGTCGCCTCCTACACCTGGCCCTCCGACGGCACCCGCATGGCCACCCGGGCGTTCGCCACCGGCCAGGGCGTCGAGCTTG